GAGCGACAAAAAGAAAGAATTGTCGAAGCGATTTCTAAGGCTGGTTCGGTTGAGGAAGCAAAGACAATCCACGAGACCCTTCAAAGCACAGTGGCGTCCACTCCCAAGAGAGGACCACAATCACTAAGCGAAGCTATCACCCGTCCAACTTCCATTATCCGTGCATCTCGCAAGGAAGAGCCCAAAGCGGATCCTTTCACCGCGAGAATGCGTAAACTAGCAGGTATCAATTAAATCAAATTTAAGGAGGATTTATAATTATGTCTAGTATTGTTGAAAGATTGACCGAAGGCGTTGTCAATCGTGATATGCGTGCTGAGTCCCACGCACTTCTTTCCAAGTGGAAGAAAACCGGACTTCTAGAGGGCATTGAGACCGAGCGTCAGCAGAACTCAATGGCTCGTCTACTTGAAAACCAAGCCAAGGAGCTTCTTCGTGAGAGCACCACCATTGCTGGTGGTAGCGTCGAAGGCTTCGCCGCTGTCGCTTTCCCAATTGTTCGTCGCGTCTTCGCTGGTCTCATCGCCAACGACCTCGTTAGCGTTCAGCCCATGAGCCTACCCAGTGGTCTTATTTTCTTCCTTGACTTCACGTTCTCTAGCAACATAGGAACCACCACACAGTCAGAACGTCTTGGTAACACCGTCAATAAGTCACTCTACGGTACTGATCAGGTTGGTAAGGAAGTAATCGACGGTGTCGATCTTCTTGGCTCCAGCAAGGAAGACCTTTCCGGTCCCCGCACTGTTGGTGCTCGTGGTTACGCTTACGCTTCCCCAACTGGTAGCAACAACGCAACCATTACTGGTGATGCTAACGGCTATCAGGTTAAGGGCGCCTTCACTCTTGACGGCTCAGTAACCGAAGCTAACGCCAAGCTCATCGATTTCGACCCAGATCTGCTCTCAGTTACTGATAGCTCTTTGGGTGTTGTTGTCATGGACGTTGAGGAAGCTAACCACGTCGCAGGCGAAGGAGACCCCGACTTTGATAACTTGGCAGCTTTCATCTTTGATGCTACCGAGTTCCAGGCTCGTGCCGATGCTGCGGGTGGTGCTATGACCCAGATCCGCCGCGCAACTCAGCTAGTTGCTGCTGCTGATGCTGCGACCACTCTCAAGGCTGTTCGCTATGTCTTCGTTGGCGGAACCGTTACTGCGGGCACCACCACCGATACCGGCGATATTGCCATGAACAAGATCACCTTCCCAGTTAAGGACACCATTGACGCTGTTTCCGGTGTTGCTGGTGCCGTTGCTGGTAGTCTCTTTGAGCTTGAGGCAAACGCTGAGATTCCAGAGATTGACATCAAGGTTGATTCAACCGCGATCACCGCTCAGACCAAGAAACTCAAGGCTAAGTGGACCCCCGAGCTTGGTCAGGACCTCAACGCATACCACAACTTGGATGCAGAGGTTGAGCTTACCTCAATTCTCTCCGAGCAGATTGCTCTTGAGATTGACCGTGAGATCCTTGCTGACCTCGTAAACGGTGCTACCGCAGCTACCCGCTACTGGTCACGCGCACCCGGTCTCTTTGTTGACGTTAACGGTGCTGAACTCGGCGCATCTGCTGCTGCTCCTGACTTCACCGGTACCGTCTCCGAGTGGTACGAGACTCTTGTTGAAACCATCAACGATGTCTCCGCACAGATTCACCGCAAGACTCTCCGTGGTGGTGCTAACTTCGTCGTCTGCGGACCCGAAGTTGCCAACATCCTTGAGTTCACTGCTGGCTTCCGTGCAAGCGTCACTCACGACGACGAGAAGGGCTCCATCGGCGCTCTCCGCGTTGGTTCACTAAGCAAGAAGTTTGATGTCATTGTTGACCCCTACTTCCTTCGCAACGTGCTCCTCGTTGGTCGTCGCGGTGCTTCTTTCCTTGAAAGCGGCTATGTCTACGCACCTTACGTGCCACTACAGACTACTCCCACAATCTTCGGACCTGAAGACTTCGTGCCACGTAAGGGTGTTATGACCCGTTACGCGAAGAAGATGGTTCGTCCAGATATGTATGGTCTAGTCGTCGTCCGTGGTCTTCTTGGTGAGTCCGGCGCTTCCTGATAAGTAAGCCCACTTACTAAACCAAGCCCCCTACTTCGGTAGGGGGTTTTTGCTTTTGAAGATACTATTTACAACAACTTGAAATATTCTCCTCTGGGCGAGGCCACTGCCCTTAGAAAGTTTTATTACCGAGGTGGCTGGTAATAATTCATTGAATAGGACAAGTTATTGCAATAACATAATGACAAAGGAGAAAATATTATGGGAAGTAGAAGAATTGGACGTAAAAGGCTTAAGTCTCTCTCGTCAAGAGGCGTAACTGATAGCATTACAGCAGGTGCTGGTGCTCCTTCTGTTACCAGACAGACAACCAGAAGAGAAGGAAACAAAATTATTACAGAAATTTCTGTTGATTTGGGTGGAAACACCACTGTTTCAGAAGCCACGGATGGCGACATCATTGGTCAGAATGGATCTTCAGCATGCACTATTGCTACCATTTCCTTAGCAACACACGGATATATAACTTATGCAGAAATTGCTTGTCTTGAAGTACCAGCAGGAGGATCTTTAGATATTGATTTACACGGTGGATCGGCATCAGACGATTCAGAAGGTGGCGCGGTGACCAATGCTAATGTATATGTAGCAGCGGGAGGCAACCACTCTCTAGGTTCTAGAGTTGGTGCAACCGTAACTCTTCACGATTTTGATTCTGACAGTGATACATTTCTTTATCTTGTGAATGGAGCAAGCTCCGGTGCTGGAACTTACACCCAGGGCAAGCTTTTGATTACTTTAGAGGGAATTGCCTCTGATGCGGTCCCAGACGCATAATAAGGAGGATAATCATGAGTTTTAGAAATCACGTCATATCTAGGCCAAAACAAGAAGCTCCGGTTGAAGATACTCCTGTTGTTCAGCAGCCTGAAGAAGAAGCTGTAGTTAAAGAGGCTCCAAAGCCAAAAAGAACAAGAAAGCGCAGAGCAACCAAATCCGCAACCAAGCCAGAGTAAATCGAACTAATGTTTGTTGCCCCCTCATCTAACAAGGTGAGGGGGTTTTTGTTTGCCCTTTCACTATTTACTACGAACAGGAGGCTCCATGAATGCCCACAAACCTACAACCACTTTCACAAACTAGCGCTATT